AATTCCGGTGATGCTGCTGGACAAGTTAATCAACCTAACACACAGCAGGTAGACTCTGCTGAAGGATTTCAATCAGCTTTACACGCTATGCTAGCGATAGTACAGTCAGAAAGTCAAGTTCAGGCTACTAAAAGTTCGCTTAATAATCCTGTTATAGAAGTTGACATAAAGAATACTACGGAAGATTTTTATAAAGCCGGAATATTTAGTAGAGTCTTTGATACACCAGTCAATCAAACAAGTGGTAGATTTGATATCACTCAATACGCACTAAGAGGCTTTAATAGCGATTTATTAGCATATCCCGACGACAAACTGCTTAGTATTCCAGCCGTTAACTTCAAGGCTCTTAGCAAAGCCTACATAGTTAGGTATCCAAAACTTGCCCCGGACGGCAGTTTAGATACCGTACGCTTACCTGTATACCTGCAATTTGGATACTTACTTGCCTTCCTGAATAATATGTGTTTAATTTACGATTCAAAGCAACAAACCTCTACTTTGCAAGAATCAGCAGGAACCGAAAAACGCCCGTATATTTATATTGATTTTAATCCTGAAACGAATTTCTGTTTAAGTTCTCCGCAGCAGATGTCGATCGATCCTAACACTTGCTTGATACCTTTTAATTCAACCGACGCCGAATATAAATCACTTTTTGGAGAAGGGATAAAAACTGACGGTTTTTTCAATCCTGAAAATCAGAATCGAATAACTGCCGCCTTAAATGGCTTCCAACTTTTTTATAAGTCTGTATCTGATGCCTACCAAGGTAAAATAATGAACATTCTTTTAAATGTTGATTATTTATTGAGACTTGTTAGAGAATATGCCGGAGCAGATAAAGAAAATGCAGTAAACTTGCAGCCTTTTCTTGAGAGAATAGTTACTGATGTTAATAAATCATTAGGTAATATAAATACCTTAAGGGTTGCTTATAGGGACGATGCTAACGTAGTTCAAATAGTAGATGATCAATGGGTACCTAACTTGCAAGGAGAAAAATCTCTTATAGATAGACCAAAATATTTAGATACTCTTAACCAAGCTAAAGATCCTATTTTATCCGGACAGTTACCGGTATTTGAAGCACCAAGTCTTGGACTTGATCAACCTAACGGAACTTTCAGTTTAGCTAGAAATTTTGCATTTAGGACAACTATGTCAACTAAGCTAGCTAGTATGATAGCAATATCTGCTCAAGCTGCTACCGGATCAATTAATGCAAAAGATCATTCTTCTTTAAGCTATTTAAATAGGAATTTTCAAGACAGGTATAAGCCGGTTATTCAAGATCCCTCAAATAAAAATAAAGGAACTGATAATAATACCCCTAGTAACGTCGGTAACGTAAACCAAGCATCTAACGATCAAAAAGCAGCTGATACTTTCAATGCCCATGTCGCGAGTATTTATTCTAACGCTCAGCTTGCTGAAGATAGAATCGAGATGGCAAAAAACTATTATATCGAAAGAATGTCTAAAGTCAAGTCACTAGATATAACGACTACAGCGGCACCGTTTATTCCCGCCGATCTCGAAATTGAAATAGACGGTATAAGCGGGATAATAATGGGGAATGCTTTTACAATACCGGAGAGTAGATTACCTTTATCTTTGAGAGCTGAAGACGGATATACAAAAGTAGGATTTATAGTTACTGGACTCTCACATACTGTAGACAGTAATCAATGGCTAACAATGATCAAAGGTCAGATGATTAAATTAAGAGAAGATTCTCTTACACGTGTGAGAACTTTCGCACTGACAAGTACTCAAAGCGAATTTGCCGCACCTGCTTCTGCCGGGACTAGTGTATTATCTACTATCACCAGTATTCCATGGAGTGCTGGATTTATAAGCTATGTTATGAAGCAAGCAGGAGTATCATTTCCTTTTAACGCAAAACATACAATTTATGCACAATCGTTAAGAAGCAATAGTAGAGGCTTTCAGATTTTAGATCCAGCAAAGACGAAAGTGCAAGTAGGCGATATTGTAGTACAAAACCGAGAAGGAAATAGACTTACGTTTAATACAAATCCATGGTCAGGAGATTCTCACGGCGATATAGTAGTAAGTGTCGGAGGCAACTCTGCTGCCGCTATCGGAGGGAACGTAAGCGACTCCGTTTCTAAGAAAAACTTAGCATTAACTAACGGGCTCTTATTAACTGGTACTGCAGCTGCACCAAAGTTTTTTGTTATTTTGAGACCCCCTGCTAGTTTCGTACAGGCGATAATAAGAGTAGCAAATCAAGAATATCAGCTATGGAGTTCTAATAGGTGGAAAGAAACGACCGTTGCCGCTATCCCAACACTTAAACTATACTACGGAACCGTAGGAATACTGATTTAAATATGCCTCTAAGATATTACCCATTAGCAGCAATTCAGGAAAACAAGTACACTAGAGGTAATCAATTTTTACTTCCTGATAAAACTCCTTATACAGGAAGATATTATACGCTCTACAACGGTAGATCCTTCACAGGAATAAATCCAGTACTAGGTACTAATATACCCCTAACCCCTATCAATGAACCTAAACTAACTGATGCATCCTTACTAGTCTCCGGAAGATCTCTCTTATCAGGGCAGAATCTTGATATAACCGGACCTTATGCAGCATCAAGAGTACAGAATAGCCAAGGAGGTAGTTTAGTACTTACTGAGCTTACATCTTATTTTCCCGACCCACAAGCTGATGATTATGCACGGGGTTATTTTACACGGTATTTTGCAAAGACAGTTAGCGGTCCTGGATATGTTTTTGAGATATCAAAAATCGATTGGACAAAAATACAAAACGGTGATATTGCTGTTGAAAATATTTTAGGTTATGAAAGTATAGATATGCTATGGCAATTAACCGGTCCGTTGAAAGATACAAGAGTATCTCAGTATCAGATTAAGGGCGGAGTATTTGATACTAATAAACGAGTTACTGAAGCGAAAAATAAAGTTTTTAACGGATTACTTGAATTCATAGGAGAGGATTATACGAAGTTTGCAAGAATAACTCCTTAAAAGTTTGAATAGTATTGTTTTTCTTTTACATTTAATAAAGGTTATAAATAAATGTTATGTACTACATAGTTGAAACTAGAGAACAGTTAGAACAGCTTCCGAAAACAGATAAATGCTTTATAGATCTAGTTTCACTTTCCGAAGAAACTCACCCGCTACTAACATCTCCCTGCGTCTTATATTATAACGATTTCCAAAAAGGATACATTTTCCCTATAAACCATTCTGAAGGTTTTTCTTTGAGTCTTGACGACATACAAAATTTACTTTTCGATATTCCTAAAGTATATTTGCTAGATAAAAAATGGCACTCTTACTTTTTCTATCTTCCGCAAGGAGTAGATCTATACTTTAATATTCTAGATAAAGAAGGAGAAATAAAAGATCTCCAATGCTATACACCAGTACATTTAGACTTCTACAACAGGTTTAAATACTTGCCAGAAGTAAATAATTTAATACCTATTGCAAAACATTACGAAAAGTCTGAGTGTATTTTTAATGCAGTGGAAAAGTATATTGGGCTAGAAACTAATCTAGAGTGGTATAACAAATATGAAGAAGCTTATAAATGGGTAGAAGAACAGGGTATAACAGTAGATGAACGGGTATTTGATAAGTTTTTTGAACCCACATGGAAGGCTAGGTCTTTGAAAGATAACCGAATCTACACAAGCTATAACCTTTACAATATTACGTCTAGACCTACTAATGCTTTTAACGGAATTAACTTTCTTGCTTTCAATAAAGAAAACGGCTCTAGAGCAGCTTTTATACCTCAAAACGACATTTTTATTGAATTTGATTTCGATGGTTATCATATCAGGCTAATAGCTAATATGTTAAACGTACCGCTACCTTCAGACGAATCTATACATGTAATCTTAGGTAGGCAATACTTTGGAAAAGAAGAACTAACACCAGAAGAATACCAAGAATCTAAGAAAATAACTTTTAGGCAACTGTATAACGGAATCGAAGAACAATACAGACATATAGAGTTATTTGATAAGGTTAACTGGCTACTAGAAGCAGGTTGGGCAGAATATAAAAGAAATGGTTTTTTAGAATTGCCAAACAAGCGAAAGGTAAAGATGGAAAATGCTAATCCACAAAAACTTTTTAATTACTATGTTCAATGTCTCGAAACCGTAAACAACGTAAAAAAGCTAAATGATTTGCGCGAATTATTTAAAAGGAAAAAAAGCAAAGTCATTTTAGTAGTTTACGACTCAATACTCATCGACTACTCAACTGAGGACGGAAAAGGGTTTCTGAAGCAAATCAAAGAAGTTCTAGAGAAAGATGGATATAGGGTTAAAGCACAAAAAGGATATAACTACAACTTTTAGAAGAAATTATAGATATTTATTATGGCATACATTGAATTAACGCAAGATCAATTGAAGAATAAGTTATTTTGTACGTTTTCTCCTAAAGACAAGTTGGAAGAAACATTAGCTGTTATTCAGAACGAATACTCTATAATGTACCGTAAGATCTTTGTGTTAGAATCTTATGATTCTGAAGAGCTTCTCTGCACCTTTAATATAGAAGTTGAAGGTACTACCACAAAAGTACTACCTAACACAATTCTTTTACATCGAAAGAAAGAGACTAACACGTTATATACTATTAATAGTCTCAATCTTCTTATTAAATCACTCAACGAAGGGGTACTAGATATATCATTCAAAGTAAACTGGAATGACTTCAGAAATACTGTTCTCCTCTCTCAAGGTGACGAGCTTAAAAAGCTTTCCACAAAAATTTACAAAATAGTCAACCTGTAAGTTGTTGGTTTGAGTATCTCTTCTTATATTCTCATATAAACGTATTTTTAATTTTAAAACTATAAGTTATGGGTATGGATTTAGGCGCAATTAAGTCTAAACTAACTGCCTTGCAAAATCAAAGGCAAAGCGGTCAAAAGAGAGATATGACTCTCATTTTATGGAAACCGACAATAGGTAAGCATGCTGTACGTATTGTTCCGGCTTTATGGGACAAATCAAATCCTTTCAAAGAAGTAATGTTCCATTACGGTATCGGAAACAAGGTAATGCTAGCCTTAACCAACTTCGGTGAAAAAGATCCTATTGTAGAGTTCTCTAAACAGCTTGCATCTAGCGGTGATAAAGAGAACTGGATCATGTCTCGTAAGTTAGAACCGAAGATGCGTGTATTTACTCCTGTTGTTGTACGCGGGGAAGAAGAGAAAGGAGTACGTCTTTGGGAATTTGGTAAGCAAATTTATGCTGAGTTATTAAGCCTGGCCGATGATCCGGATATTGGAGACTTTACCGATATTATTCAAGGCCGTGATATAACTATTGAAACTACTGGACCAGAATCTAACGGTACTTCTTTTAATCAATCAAAAGTACGCGTACGTACAAAAACAACTCCACTGTCTGAAGATTCGAAAGAAGTTGAAAAGTGGCTAGCAAATCAGCCTGACGTATTGAGTAATTTTAGGAAGTATAGCTACGATGATATGAAAGAAGCGTTACTTGGGTGGTTAAATCCTGAAGAACCTTCTGAAGAGACTACCCCTGCTGCCGCCGTTCCTGCTCCTAAGCAAGAAGCTACACCTGCTGCAAAACCAAGCTCTCTTTCTCTAAATACTCCCAAGGCTAAACCTAGCATTGACGAGGAATTTGATGATCTATTTCGTTAATGAGCTATTTATTTAATTGTAAGCAAAAATAGTTTATGGCAAAATCAATCAAAAGTTCCTTAAACGAAAGTATAGCGGAAGCTGTTAACGGTACTTTTAATTTAGAGAAATTTATTCAATCTAAAAATCTCTCAAGTACCTCAATTAAAATGAAAGAACAAACTTGGATTCCTTTATCAAAGGCTTTTCAAGACTGCTTATCTATTCCTGGTATTCCGGTAGGACATATTGCATTGCTACGTGGTCATTCTGATACAGGTAAGACTACTGCTCTCTTAGAAGCTGCAGTTAGCGCTCAAAAGATTGGTATCTTACCTGTATTCCTTATTACTGAGATGAAATGGAATTGGGAGCATGCTAAGCAAATGGGACTTGTATTCGAGGAAGTGCCTAACGAAGAAGGGGAGGTTGCTGATTACAAAGGTTTTTTTATTTATATAGATAGAGAAAGACTTAATACTATTGAAGATGTAGCAGCATTTATTGCCGATCTTCTTGACGAACAGAAAAAAGGTAACCTACCTTACAACCTATTATTTTTATGGGATTCAGTAGGATCTATTCCTTGCCGTTTATCGATCGAATCTAATAAGAATAATAATGAGTGGAATGCAGGTGCTATGTCCCAGCAGTTTGGTAACTTTATTAACCAGAAGATTGTTTTATCTCGTAAGCAAAGTCAGCCCTATACCAATACTATGCTCGCGGTAAATAAAATCTGGGTTGCTAAAGCAGAGAATATTATGGCCCAGCCCAAGATGAAGAACAAGGGCGGCGATACTATGTACTTCGATGCTTCTCTAATTATTACTTTTGGTAATGTAACTAATTCAGGAACTAATAAAATTAAAGCAACCAAGAACGGTAAAGACGTTGAGTTCGCCAAGCGTACTAAAATAAGTTGCGATAAGAATCACGTTAATGATGTTACATCTACCGGACGGGTAATTATGACTGCCCATGGTTTTATTGATGATACTAAGCAGGCTATCGATGCTTATAAGAAGCAATACTCAAAAGACTGGCTTAGAACTCTTGGCTCTAGAGACTTCGAGGTAGTGATTGAAACTGACGAAGATAATAAAGACGTATTTGATCCTACAGAAGAATAGCTTATATTCATTTTGAATAAAAGTTATGACAAGAATAAATGTAGGTATACCGCCTAAAGAGCTAACCAATAAGCATCTTATTGCTGAACATAGAGAGTTAAAACGTATACCAAACGTTGTAGCTAGAGGTAGATTTAATCTCAATAGTACACCTCAAGAGTTTTCATTAGGTAAAGGTCATGTATCTTTCTTCTACGATAAGTTAGGGTATCTAAAAGAGAGGTACATAGACCTATACAATGAATGTATATCAAGAGGATTTAATGTTCAGAACTATTTAAAGTCGTGGGATGGCATACCCCAAGAATTAATGAACGGTTATACACCTACAGAGAAAGATATTCATATCATACGTGAAAGGATAGCGGATAGGCTTGCAAATCCAATCGCAAAACAAAAGAAGAATGGACTACAGGAAGATGTTCGAACAGATGGAGAAGCAGGAGCCAGTTGAGTTACATAAGAATAGTAGAGTACTTATTGTTGATTCTCTTAATACTTTCCTTCGCAGCTTTACAGCTATCAGTCATATCAATCCAAGTGGAGCACATATTGGGGGCTTAGGTGGATTTTTAAAATCTATAGGCTCTGCGATAAAACAACTGCATCCCACAAGAGTTATTCTAGTCTTTGACGGGCAAGGAGGGTCAACTAACAAGAGGTATCTTTATCCGGAGTATAAAGCAAATAGACATATTACAAAAATCTCTAACTGGGATGCTTTCGATAACCAAGAAGAGGAATCTGAATCGATAACTGCACAAATAGTTCGTCTAATCGATTATCTCAAATGTCTCCCTGTTGATCTGGTAGTCATAGATAAAATTGAAGCCGATGACGTAGTAGGCTTCTTGACAGGGAAATTTAATAATAAAGTATTTATTCTGTCGACTGATCAAGATTACCTACAGTTAGTCAATGAAAACGTTTCTGTTTTCAGTCCAGTAAAGAAGATTATTTACAGTCCACGTCAAGTATTAACCGACTACGGGATACCTCCTCATAACTTTCTGACCCATAAAATTATTGTAGGAGATAAAGGAGACAATGTACCTGGGGTTAGAGGTATTGCAGCTAAAACTCTTATAAAATTATTTCCCGTGATAGCAACAGAAGATAGATTCACTGTAGAGGAACTAATAAAGGAGTGTGAAGGAAAAGATAAGAGATATGCTGACATTTATAACTTCAGGAATCAACTGCTTATTAATAAACAGTTAATGGACCTAAAGAATCCAAATATTCCTGACGCCGATAAGTTATCACTGGAGAATATTGTTGCAAATCCTAAAAATAATTTCGACTCTAATTGTTTCTTAAGTCTGTATAGAGAAGACCAGTTAGGAAAGACATTGCTAAATCCTCAATTATGGTTAAATGAAACGTTTGCAAAATTAGTGCAGTATAAGTTGAAAGATTGATAAAAGATTGTTATATTAGAATATGAGTGTTTTAAATCAGCTAAACCAGTACGGTGTAAGCTTTCAAATAAAAGTCCTATCTAGTCTTCTTAAGCATAGAGAGTTTTTGCAAAGCATTTACGATATTCTCGAGGAAGACTATTTCGATAATCCAGCTCATAAATGGATCGTAGAGGAAGTTCTAAAGTATTATTATAAGTACCATACTACTCCTACTCTAGACGTACTAACGGTAGAGATAAAAAAAATCGAAAATGAAATACTGAGAGTATCTGTAATTGAACAATTAAAAGAAGCTTATAAAGCATCAAACGAAGATAGAGATTTTGTTGAGCAAGAGTTTTCAAACTTTTGCAAAAACCAGCAGTTAAAAAAAGCGTTACTATCTTCTGTAGAATTGCTAGAAAAAGGTCAATATGATGATATTCGTTACCTTATTGATACTGCTTTGAAGGCAGGTCAAGATAAAAATATTGGCCACGAGTATGAAAAAGATGCTGAGACTCGTTATAGGATGGAAGAGAGGGGCCCTCAACCTACTCCATGGGAGCATATCAATGAACTACTTCAAGGCGGATTAGGTTCAGGTGAGTTAGGTATTATTTTTGGGAACCCTGGAGGAGGTAAGAGTTGGATGCTTGTAGCTTTAGGAGCAATGATAGTTTCAGGCGGTGGTACTGTTGCTCACTATACTCTCGAACTTTCAGAAACCTACATGGGGAAAAGATATGACGCTATATTTACCGGAATAAGAATTCAAGATCTCGGTTTACATAGAAAAGAAGTAGACGAAGCAGTCGGTAAACTGCCTGGTAAGCTTATTATCAAGGAATTCTCAATGGGTAAAGCATCTATATCTACTATTGAGAGTCATATTCAGAAACTTACTGATCTTGGAAATAGACCTGACCTTATTATTATCGACTATGTTGATCTTTTGAAATCAAAGAGGAAATCAATAGATAGAAAAGATGAAATCGATGATATTTATGTTTCCACCAAAGCTCTTGCTAGAGACTTAAAGATTCCTATCTGGACTGTATCTCAGGTAAATAGGGCTGGTGCAAAAGACGATGTAATTGAAGGAGACAAGGCTGCCGGTAGTTATAATAAGATTATGATTGCAGACTTTGCGATGTCATTGTCTAGGAAGAGGTTAGATAAGGTTAATGGTACAGGTAGAGCACATATTATGAAAAATCGTTATGGAGGCGACGGTATGACCTATCCTGTAAAGATTAATACTGAAAACGGTAATATCGAGATACAAGCACGTGAGATGGGAGAAGAAGAATTCGTTCAGGAAGGTGCTGCAGTACCCGGTAAACCTGTTACTAGTTTCAGTGCAGAGGAACGAAATTTTTTACAGCAAAGGTTTTTTGAATTAGGAAAATAAGCTATTTATTACTACAAAAGTTACCACTATGAGTATTGCTGAATTATACGTTGAAAAGAGAACTGCCTTGGCACCCCCTGTCAATCAAACTACCTATGAGCAGTTCGTATTTAACATGGAAAGAAACGGTACTAACGACCTAGTAGAAAGAGATATGGTCGACCCTACCTTCCGCCCTCCGCAAGCTTCTGATAGCTATCAAGCCCAAAGATTTCAAAGTGGGCTTAATTCCAACCTTAGCTAGTATTTAGGAACACAGTTACGATTTTGACGGCATCGTAAGATGACCGATAGAATTTCTTATCTTTAAACTATTAAAAAACATTAAGAGACATGGACATCTCCCAGAGCATTCTAAGTGACATTACAGTTTACATGAAGTACGCGAAATTTAATCCAGACTTAAATAGAAGAGAATCATGGGATGAGTTAGTTGACAGAAATAAAGAAATGCACATAAAGAAATTCTCTCATTTAAAAGATGAGATCGAGGATGCTTACACTTTTGTCTATGATAAAAAGGCTCTACCTTCTATGCGTTCTATGCAGTTTGCTGGTAAGCCTATTGAAATTAGTCCTAACCGTATATATAATTGTGCTTACTTACCTATAGATGATTGGCGTGCTTTTAGTGAAACTATGTTCTTATTACTTGGCGGTACCGGAGTAGGTTACTCGGTACAAAAACATCATGTAGATCAATTACCTGAGATCAGAAAACCTGATCCAAAAAAGCATCGTCGCTTTTTAATCGGTGATAGTATTGAAGGGTGGGCCGATGGAGTTAAGGTGTTAGTGCGCTCCTATTTTGAAGGCGGATCTACACCAGTATTCGACTTTTCGGATATAAGACCAAAAGGTGCACAACTAATTACATCAGGCGGTAAAGCACCTGGACCGCAACCGTTGAAAGAATGCTTACTCAAGATACAGGGAGTTTTAGATAGTAAAGAAAATAACGATAAGTTAAAACCAATCGAGGTCCATGATATTGTATGTCATATTGCTGATGCTGTATTGACAGGAGGTATTCGTCGTGCAGCTTTGATTAGTTTATTTAGTGCTGACGATGAAAATATGATTGCAGCTAAATCAGGGGCATGGTGGGAGCATAATCCTCAAAGAGGCCGTGCTAATAATTCTGCTGTGCTTTTACGTAGCAAGGCGACTGAGGAGTTCTTCACAGTTCTCTGGGATAAGATCAAAGCGTCCGGAGCTGGTGAACCAGGAATTTATTTTAATAACGATAAAGATTGGGGAACCAACCCGTGCTGTGAGATTGCCTTACGTCCTTATCAGTTTTGTAACTTATGCGAAGTAAACGTCTCCGACGTTGATGATCAAGAAGATCTCAATCAAAGAGTTAAAGCAGCAGCATTTATCGGTACTCTACAGGCCTCTTATACAAACTTTCACTATCTACGTCCTGTATGGCAGCGTACTACTGAAAAAGATGCTTTAATCGGGGTAGGTATGACCGGAATAGGTTCGGGTGTGGTACAAAAATTAGATCTTAAGAAAGCAGCTCAAATTGTTAAAGAGGAAAATGAAAGAGTTGCTAAGCTGATCGGTATCAATCCTGCTGCAAGATGTACTACTATCAAACCTTCTGGTACCTCTTCCTTAACTTTAGGAACATCAAGCGGTATTCATGCATGGCATAATGATTACTATATTCGCAGAATTCGTGTAGGTAAGAACGAAGCCATCTATACACACCTTTCAATACACCATCCAGAGCTTGTTGAAGACGAGTACTTCCGTCCTCATGATACAGCAGTGATTTCCGTACCTCAAAAAGCTCCTGAAGGATCTATCTTACGTCATGAATCTGCTTTACAATTGCTTGAAAGAGTTAAATTTTTCTATCAGAACTGGATTAAGCCTGGTCATAAAACTGGACAGAATACTCATAATATCTCAGCAACAGTTTCAATCAAAGATAACGAATGGGATGAGGTAGGTAAATGGATGTGGGAAAATCGCAAATTTTACAACGGACTTTCTGTACTTCCATTTTCAGATCATACCTATAAGCAAGCACCTTTTGAAGACTGTACAAAAGAACAATATGATGAACTTATGAAGAGTTTAAATGATATTGATTTATCAAAGGTAGTAGAATTTGTTGATACTACAAATCTCATGGGAGAGGTAGCATGCGCAGGAGGTGCTTGTGAAGTCGTATAATAATCTTGTACACTACATATGGGTAGGTAAAACAGAAATTCCTAAACCTTTCATGAAGAATTATGATAGAACTAAGGAACTCAATCCGGGGTACGAGTTTGAAATCTGGACTGACGATAAGCTAATCCCTATATTAGGCGAGTTTAGCGATTTATTTTTATCTTTTACGGTTTTCCATAAATTGCAGCTTGCAAGGTATTTAGTATTGAATTCTAAAGGAGGGATCTGCTGTGATTTTGATATAGAATGGAAAGTAGATTTTGATTCTGTTTACAGTCTTTTTAACGATTGTAATTTAATTTTCGTCCGAAGGAATAGCTACTATTCTTACAGTTCCCCTACAAAGATATATCTTTTAGATGATTATGTTATCTTAGCTAGGCCTGGATTAACTAAAAAATATATAGAGTATTGTCTAGCTCGTACTAATTTAAGAGAAGATCAGTCTGAACCGTTTAGCGTATACGCACTTACTGAATGGTGTTTGAATAGAGGTGATGTTAAATTTTTTGATAGCAGTCAGATCTACGATGATCCTAGCTGTAGTCTTGCTTATCACTATAACCAAAGAACATGGGTTAAATAAGCTTAGAGTTAGTTTTCCCGCTATTTATTAACATGAGTCTCCTTGATTTATTCAGAAAAAGTAGGTTAAAGATCAATACCCCCGACGGTAACAAACCTACACCATATCAAGACGGAGTAGTACAGATGAGGAACGTAAAATTTCCTCCAACTATTTCACCGGGCGCTACCTTTGATCAATATATAAGGTATGAAGAGACAGGTGCTGTACCTGGATCACCAGCTCCTGTAGAAGTTACATATTATATGGTTACGGAAATCGATGACTTTTTAATGACTGAAAACGACGATAATCTAATAACAGGTACTAATATAGAATAGTATAAGTTAAACTAATAGCTAAAAATGGCAAACGTAAGAATATCCCAACTCCCTGCAGTTACTTCGGTAACAGGTACTGATGTGTTACCTGTAGTAGCTACTGCTACGACTTCGAAATTATCTATAACGAATCTAGCAAACTCGCTACCACAAGTAACATCGTCTATTAGCGCATCACATGCATTAACCGCAGATACTGTAGTTTCTGCCTCTTATGCATTGAGTAGCTCGTTTGCCGTATCAGCATCGTATGCACCAGGAGCTAACGTAGTACTT